TTCCCTCATACGTTTGTCTATTAATTGATAATATTCCTGACTAGTAGGGTCAACTCCATCTTCACCTACTAATTTCTCATGTACGCCATAACAAAAGCTCGTCATCTCCTTATCAGGTCCAAACCAAGGGTTATCTTGCGCCCATTCCGTAGCCTGTGGATCAACTTGTATATCTGGAACATCTTGCTGAGATTCTGCCACTTGCTGTTCACGCTGCTGTCGCGCAACATTTTGCTTCCAATCACTTAGCACTCTTTGTGATACGCTTTCAGACGACATCTGTGCCATCTGTGCATTGGTTAACGCTTTTTGTGCTGCGGCTATCTGCTCAGACTCTCCAGACTCATGAGCTTCTTTAAATTTCTGCTCCGCCATAGCAAGTGCCGTATCAGCGCCATACTTGCTATGTTGATTCAACGCCTTCTGTGATTCCTGCACAAGCTGAAGAAGTCTTTGGTTCTCTGTTTGAAGCGTCTGTGTAACACTGACCGCTTCATTTGCCATTCGCTCCTGCCGCTCCTTGGCACGACGCTCTTCATGGTACTCCCACTTGAGTTTTTTAATTCTCTTCTGGGCTCTTTTCCCGTATCTAGCAATTTCTTCATCCGTTGCTACGTCATCATCTTCAGATTCCGTAGATGCCGGGGGTCTTTGGTCCTCTACTGGGCGATCATCGAGAACTTCAATGTCTAACTGCTCTTGTTGCTCAGGAGCCTCTACCGGTGGTGGTTCTATTGTGGTTTTAACACCTAAAAACTTGTCCTCATCGCTCATTCTGCCAGTTTCTTCAATCATTTTATGCCCTTTCTACGCCTCTGGGATCTTCTACGACCGCCTCTACAGTGTCATCGTTAATTAAACGGAACTCTCTACCGTGAATTTTAATTCGTGTACCACTGAACGCCCGAAACAACACCCAATCTCCTACCTGACAGTACGGACCAGTGGGGAACCGTGAAAAATTAGCGTAAGCGTCTGGACCCATCGACATAACCCAACCAACAATGGTTGCAATATTCTCTTCGTGCTGGGCTTGTGCAGACTTGATGATACCGCCTTCCGTTTTCTCTTCAATTTCGGGAAGTGCGATCAGTAATTTGTAGCCTTTCGGCTCAGGCAACTGCGATGCAAAGTTTTTATCATCATCTGCATCTTTGAACGTGATGTCCTCAACGTCAATAACTTCATTTTCTTTTTCTTGTGCGAGCATAGTCATACAGACCTCTCGTTAAATTGTCCAACATGCGCCATACGGCGATAAAAGGTACTTCTACAATCTTTATAGATCTCTTAATTTATCTTCTAAATCAATTATTTCGCGTTCTGCCCAAGCCAAGCCTTCGATGATGCCGGTGACCTTACGATACTCTTCCATATCTTTCGCAGATCCCACGGCCAGATGATCAGCCAACTCATTCATCTGTTCCCTCAGCTTTTTTTTGAGCAACGATAAAACGTCATCACTCACTATCTTCATCCTTTGCTATTTCTCTGCCCAACCTAACTCCCTCCAACTCCTGCTGTGCATCAAACTTTACTCGATCTGCGTCAACCTTACCTTGCTCTACCTCAGCCTTAAGAACTAACTCTTGTTCCTTTAATCCTAGCTCTGCAACGTCTAGCTGTTGTTCTACGCCCATCTTCTCTTCAAGCAACGTGAGCTTCTGCTGATCCAACTGTTGTTTGGCCTGATCTGCCTGTGCCTTGCGCTGTTGCTCTTGCTGGCGGATCTGTAGTTCCTGTTGTCTCATTTGAATGATTGGATCCTGCTGCTGCTGTGCTTGTTGTTGGGCCTGTGCTTGTTGTTGTTTCTTGCCCATCAACTGATCCGCGGCGTCGGCAATCAATGTACTTAGTCTCTTCTCGACATCTTCCGGCAGCGGCTGACCCATAGGTGGCAGTTCCGTACCAAGCTCTTCTTCTATCTGGCGACGGAATACAAATGCCAAGTGTTCCCTGACATGTGCATCCAATGAACCCATAATAGCTTGTCCAGCAGGACTGTTCTGTACTTCCTGCGCCATTTGAGGATCGTTCTTTAGTGCCATGTGAACACGCATGTGCGCATCATGATCCTGATACTCGTAAACCTTGACTGGTTCCTGAGTCATCATGGCCTGATTCTCTGTTACTGGATCCTTGGCTGGCACTTCATTAGCAATCGGTACAACCTTATCTGCGTTTGGTATTCCGATCAGTTCCATCATCTGTCTATGCAATAGCGGCAAGTCATACATATTCGGAGCCTGCTGTGCGAGTTGCAAAGCGGCCTGATACTGCATGATGCGTTGCGCCATTGTAGAGGCGTTGGGATCCGACACAGGAACTACGTCAATGCGATCATCAAAGTCTTCAGCCTTGATTCCTTCACCTGCATCGGTTTCGTATGGATAATCGGGACTTGTAAAGTCGGCGATAATCCTAGCCAAGATCTTGTATTCCTGTTTCAGGCTCGCATGGATCCTAGCTTGTATAGCAGACTGCACCTTCATAGCACGTTCCATAATTGCAAGAGTGGTCCCTACGGGAGCCTCTTGATTCATGTCTGCTACTTTGAGGTCAGCCATTGACGCAAAGCGTCTACCTTCTTCGACAATGTTACCCAGTAGCTGGTACAAGACCGAACTAGGTTCCTTATACGGAAGGAAGGTGATGTTGTCACGAATGACTCCACCCGGCACATCAACGTCTCTAAATTCTCCCGGCATGATCGGCGTGTCGTCGCCTTTGATTCTGAGTCCACGAGTTTTTAAACCTCCCGGTAGATTGGATAGTGTGCCCGCGTCTACTAGCTGTCTGAGGAGGCTAGTCGCAGATTTGGCTAATCCTCCAATCATATGAATTAAGCCAAGGTTATAAAATCCGATACCGGGAACATAACCGTAATGCACGAAGTGCTGCTTCTTAACCCGGTGTTCGTCGTCTTCGTCCCAGTTCCTATAGATAGAAAGGATCGTATCGCTCGATTTGTCTATCGTTATTACATAAGGAAGTGCAACGCCGTCGTCATCTTCAAAGCCGGGAAGGTCTACATCTACATGCATCTCCAGCAGTTGATGTCGGTCCTCACTCTGTCCTGAAGGTGAAACCCCTCCAATATCATTAAACTTATCAGCAATTGGATTGTCTTCTATAAAACCTGTCGTGAGTTCTACGTCACGATAAAAACCACTAACCTGTAGCTTTCTAATCTGATTGGTACTGCGGTTCATTACATGGGTGTAACGCTCTGACTGTTCTAAGTCAGCTTCGTTAAATGCAACCACAAAATCTTCGGCGGGCACAAACATAGACGTCGGCCTACCCATAGATGGATCATAATAGATTTTCCTGAACGCACTGCCCGCAAGTGGCAGGCTAAACAAAAGCTTCTCTGTCTCTGCCCGATATTCGGTCATGACTTCGATAAGCTGATAGTTCATATAGTCTTGAACGCGCTTCGCTTGATCCATGCGCTCTTCGGTCTGTAGTCCCCAGCATTGGGTTTTTACTGGACCCTTAGCTGGCATGATCTCTTGAATCGTCTGACTCTGGAATCGTACTACTGCTTCGGAAAGCATTGGATGGAATACACCACAGGCTCCTGCCCAAGGTGTTGTGCGCTCTTCGATCTCTAAGCCTAACTGGTCTAAACCTTGTTCGTAGGTTTCTTCCCAATCACTTCGACTGTTCTTATCGGAGTCAAACTTTCCAACGAGGTCTACTGCAAGAGTCTGGAGATCGTCGTCGTCCATGATCTCTGCAAGGTTGCCATTGAAATCCACCTCTGGCATCTCGTTATCGGCAGACGGATCAAAGTCAATTTCAATGCCGCCGTCTTCGAGTTCTGTGACCAGCGAATCTTCAGGAACTAATTCCTCTTCAACGACCGTAAGTCCCTCTGGGCCCATTTGAAAATCATCTTGGTTCAATAGGTCTTTCAGGGGTTTATCTACCGCCATGTATATCCTTCTTTGATGTAAGCGCCTAAGACACTATGCTAACATAACACCTTAGAGTCAATAATAGTTGGCTTTTCGCATCGGCAATAAATCATCCCAAGGGTCATCACTTTCTAAGTTTATGAAGCCACCCTGTCTAAATCTTAGCAACG